GGGCTCGACACGCGCACGCACGCGCGCAAGGTGCTCGACGCGATCGAGGCGGTGCTCGAGAACCGCGCCACCAAAGACCAGGAGGAGTATTCGATCGAGGGGCGGTCGCTCAAGAGGACCCCGCTTGCCGACCTAATCGCCCTCCGAAGCCAGTATTCCATCGAAGTGCAGCGCGAAGAGCGCGCAGCGCGCGCCGCGGCCGGTCTCGGCACGGGGCGCACCATTGGCGTGAGGTTCGGCCGTGCTTGAAAAGCTCCGCAACCGCGTCGCCAGATGGATCGCGCCCATGCAAGGCAAGCCGGCGGGCATCGTGCAACGCATGTATGCCGCCGCGCGCGTCTCGCGCCTCACGTCCGGATGGAGCGCCTCGGGAACCAGCGCGGACGCGGAGCTTTCCTCGAGCCTCGCGACGCTGCGCGGAAGATCGCGCCAGCTCGTGCGGGATGCGGCCTATGCCAAGCGCGCCAAACGGATCGTGGTGAACAACGTGATCGGCTCCGGCGTGGGCATGCAGGCGCAGGTGATGAGCACCCGCGGCGAGCTGCGCGAGGACGCGAATGCCGCGATCGAGACCGCATGGGACAAGTGGTCGCGAGCGTCGAGCTGCCACACCGGCGGCCAGCTTTGCTTCCCGGATCTCGAACGGGCGGCGATGGGCCAGGTATTCGAAGCGGGCGAGGCGTTCCTTCGCATGCACATGTGGCCCTTCGGCGATTCCCGGGTTCCGTTCGCGCTCGAGCTCATCGAGGCGGAGCGCCTGGCCGATACCGGCGCCGGCACCGCCGGCCAGTCCGGTGCGATCCGCATGGGCATCGAGGTCGACGACTTCCAGCGTCCGGTCGCCTACTACATCCGAAGGCGGCACCCGGGAGACCTGGCCGGCAGTTCTCCGGCCGAGGACCGCATCGAGCGCGTGCCGGCGAGCGAAATCATTCATCTGCGCATCGTCGATCGCTGGCCGCAGACGCGCGGCGAGCCGTGGCTGCATGCCGTGGCGCGTCGTCTGAACGACATGGACGGCTATGCAGAGGCCGAGATCGTGGCTGCGCGCGGCGCCGCGTCCTACATGGCGACCATCGAGACCGATGCGGACACGACGAGCCTCGGCGAACAGAACGAGGACGGCAGCGTCGACCTCGAACTGACTCCCGGCTTGGTGACGAAGCTCGACCCGGGCGAGAAGCTCAACTTCGTAAGTCCCAACCGGCCCAACGCCGCGATGGACCCGTTCATGCGCCTGATGCTGCGCGAGGTCGCCGCCGGGGCCGATGTGAGCTATGAAAGCCTGTCGCGCGACTACTCGCAGAGCAACTATTCGTCGAGCCGGCTCGCGCTCATCGACGATCGTGACCTCTGGCGCACGCTGCAGTCGTGGTGGATCCGCAACTTTCGCGAGCCGGTGCATCGCATTTGGCTGCAGCAGGCAGTGCTTTCGCGGGCCATTCAGGCCATCCGGATCGACGAGTACGCCGCCGACCGCGACAAGTTCGAGGCGGTGCGCTTCAAGCCGCGCGGCTGGAGCTGGATCGACCCGACCAAGGAAGTGAACGCCTTCAAGGAAGCGGAGAAGGCGGGCTACATCACCAAGAGCCAGATCATCGCCCAGACCGCGAACGGGCTGGACATCGAAGACATGCTGCTCGAGCGCCAGCGGGAGCTCGAGATGGCCGAGGACAAGGGACTCGTGTTCGACACCGACCCGGACGTCTTCGCATCGGGCACCGAGGCGGAGGCCGAAGAGGACCAGGCCGAAGACGAGACCGAACCGGATGCCGAAGACGAATCGGAAATCGACGCGGGCACGGCGGCGGAAGGCGAAGCCCGCATCCTGAAGATGAAGAGGTAACCCATGACCGACAGCATGAAGCTCCCCGCGCTCCGCCGCGACCTGGACGCGACAGAGATCGAAATCCGTGCCGAGGCGAATGGCACGCGGCTGACCTTCCCGGCCTCGAGCGAAACGCCGGTGGAGCGCTTCTTCGGGTCCGAGGTGCTTTCTCACGAGGAGGGCGCCATCCGACTCGATCGCGCCAAGCGCGGCGCGATGCCGCTCCTCTTCAACCACAACTGGGACGACCCGATCGGCATGGTCGACGGCGCGCGCGTCGCCGGCGGTCGGCTCATCGTCGATGCGCACCTCTTCGCGACGCAACGCGCGGCGGAAGTCGAAACCATGCTGCGCGGCGGCTTGCGCAACGTGTCGATCGGCTACCGCATCAACGTCATGGAGGAGGACGTGAAAAACAACGTCTTCACCGCGCTGGACTGGGAGCCGTTCGAAGTTTCCGTCGTCCCTGTGCCAGCCGATCCGTCCGTGGGGCTCGGTCGCGAGCTGGGCGGAGATCAATTCGAAGTGCGGATGCTTCGCGCATCCGAGCAGCAAGGCCAACAACCCGCGGCAGTCGCCGCTTCTAGAAAGGAGTCCGACATGGACGCCAGCACTACCGCCGCCGCGGGCAAAAGCGCGGATATTCAGGTGACGGACAACGGCTATGAGCCGGCGGCCGCCGAACGGCAGCGCTCGGAGACGATCCGCAAGCTCGCCGAGTCGAACGAGATCCGCGACGAGCGGACGGTGATGCACTGGATCCGTTCCGGCAAGAGCTGGGACGACATCGCGAACGACATCCTCAAGATCCGCGAGGAGCGCTCGAAGAGCACGCCGGCGGTGCTCGGCATGTCGCAGCAGGAAGTGCGCCGCTTCTCGATCGTGCGCGCGATCAACGCGGTGATGAACCGCGACTGGTCGAAGGCGGGCTTCGAGGCCGAAGTCTCCCGCGCCACCGCGCAGCGCCATGGCAAGATGCTGAACGAGCACTCGTTCATCATGCCGGCCGACCTCCTCTCCCGCGAGATGATCGTCGGCACGGCGAGCTCCGGCGGCTACCTCGTCGGCACCGACATCCAGCCGGCGCAGTTCATCGACCTCCTGCGGAACCGCTCGGTCGTCATGCGCCTGGGCGCCCGCACGCTCTCCGGCCTGCAGGGCTCGGTCACCATCCCGACGCAAGCCGCGGCGGGCGCGGTGGGCTGGCTCGGCGAGTCGGGCACGGCGACGGAATCGAACGCCACCGTCGGCCAGAAGACGCTCTCGCCCAAGACCGTCGGCGGCTATCAGCAATACAGCCGGCAGCTCATGCTGCAATCGTCGGTCGACGTCGAGAACTTCATCCAGCAGGATCTCGCCGCGCAGATCGCGCTCGGCCTGGACACCGCGGCGCTCGCCGGCACCTCGACCAACTCGACCCAGCCGCTCGGCATCCGCTACACCACCGGCCTCGGCACGGCGAACCCAACGGCCGGCTCCGCGGTCGCCTATGCCGACATGATCCGCTTCCAGTCGACGGTTGCCTCGTCGAACGCGCTATTCGAGAACTTCTCGTATGTCTGCCATCCCGCTATCGCCGGCGTGCTGATGGGCAAACCGAGATTTACCAACAGCGATACGCCGATCTGGGAAGGCGCGCTGCTCGACGGCCAGATGGTCGGCCGGCGCGCGATGTCGAGCCTGCAGATCACCTCCGGCACCGTCCTCGGTGGCGACTTCTCGCAGGTGGTCGTCGGCGAGTGGGGCACGGTCGAGATCGAGGTGAACCCCTACGCGAACTTCCAGGCCGGGATCGTCGGCGTGCGCGCGATGTATTCGTGCGACGTGCTGGTCCGCTACGGCGCGGCGTTCGCGATCGGCACCGGCATCACCGGATGATGAGCCGAGCTGCGAAACAAGCTCCGGCGCCGGTGGTTCCGGCGCCGGAGAGCGTCCCGGCGGGGCACACGAGGGCGATCGCGCTCGTGGGCTTCTACCGGGGCGAGCAGCTCGTCATGCCGGGGGAGCGGCTCGTGCTCCCGGACGTGGAGTTCTCCGAGCTCCGCGGGTTTCACAAGGTGGATTTCGCCCCGGCTCCGGAAGCGGCGCCGCAGGCGGATCTGCGACTCACACCGAATGCTCATGGCTAGGTTCGCTACCGAAAAGGCGCTTACCCGTCGCCCTGCCATGGGCTCCAAACGGGGCTGAAGGGGTATCAGCATGGTATGGCGCGCAGATGGGCCGCAAGGCGGCGAAGCCGACAAGGTCAAGTTCGACCTGGTCGATCTCTTTCATGGGCGGTGCCTGGATCTCGGCTGCGGGTCGCAGAAGATCTTCCCGTCGAAGAGCGTCATCGGCATCGACAGTGACAAGGATCTCGGGCTCTTCGGGGTGAAGGCGAACCCGGAACTCGAGGCGGACTGCTCGCGGCTCGATCTATTCGCGGATGGCTCGGTGGATGTGGTGTTCTCGTCGCACCTCCTCGAGCACATCGAAGACCACGAGGCGGCGCTCGCGGAATGGTGGCGCGTGCTGCGCCCAGGCGGGCGGCTCATCCTCTACCTGCCGCATGCGGACTGGTATCCGAATATCGGCATGCCGGGAGCGAACCCGGACCACAAGCACGATTTCCGCAATGCCGACATCGCCTCGGCGATGGAGTCGGTGGCGCGGCGCTCCAAAAGCTTCTGGCACCTCGAGCGCGACGACGTGAGGAGCGAGGGGCTCGAATATTCCTTCCTGCAGGTCTACCGCAAGAAGCACCGCGGCGACACCGGCAACACGCGCCGCGCCCCGGCCGCGCCGGAGCGCTCGATCGGCATCGTCCGGCTAGGCGCGTATGGCGACGCGCTCTGGATCACGCCCGTCCTCGAGGCGCTCAAGGCGCAGGGCTGGCATGTCACCGTCTACACCCAGCCGCAGGGCGAGGCGAGCCTGCGGCACGACCCCAACATCGACCGGCTGTCGGTGCAGGCGAAGGGGATCTTCGGAGAGCCGCCGCACGTTCCGCCCTCGGTCACCGCCGAGCTGCAGGCGCGCTACTGGCTCCACTGCGAAAAGCGGCACGAGCGCTTCGTCAACCTGGTGGGGAGCGTCGAGCGGCACATCCTGCCCTTCGACGCCGACCCGAACTTCTATCTTCCCGACGAGCAACGCCGGCGCCTCTTCGACGCGAACTATGTCGAGCGGGTCCACGAATGGGCCGGCGTGCCGTTCGACGCCGCGAAGGTGCGCATCAAGTTCACCCCGAGCGCGGACGAGCTCGCCTGGGCGAAGGCCGAGCGCGAGAAGCGCCGCGGCCCGCTGGTGATGCTCAATCCGGGCGGATCGAGCCTGCCCAAGTTCTGGCCGCATGCGCAGCGCTTCATGGATCTCGCGAGCGAGGCCGGCGTCGGCGGCGTGCTCGTCGGTGACCTGCGCGCCAACAGCTACGAAGCGCCGCCCGGATGGGAGGTGATCGGCAAGGACTGGGACATCCGCAAGTGCTTCGCCCTGGCCGCGCTCTGCGACGTGGTCGTCGGGACGGAGAGCGCGATCGTCAACTCCGTCGCGAACGAGCGGCCGCTCAAGATCGTGCTGCTGTCGCATTCCACCGCCAAAAACCTGACGCGCGACTGGGACCGCACCATCGCGTTGATGCCGGAGGGTCTCGGCTGCTATCCGTGCCATCGCATCCACTCGAATTGGACGTTCTGCAACCCGGTGCAGGAGACTCGCTGCTCCGCCTGCCAGTCGGCCCTCACCGCCGAGGACGTGGCGAAGTACGCGATCCAGTGGATCCGCGGCGAGATCAGGGAGGCCGCGTAATGGGCACCCTCGCGCATTTCAACCTCGCCGCCCTGGCGCACTTGCACGGCCTCGAGGCACTCGTCGAAACCGGCACCGCGCAGGGCGACGGCGTCGCCGCCGCGATCGCCGCCGGCTTCACGACCATCCATTCCGTCGAGATCATCCCGGCGGTCGCAGAGCGCGCCCGGCAGCGGTTCGCGGGCCGCCCCGGCGTGACGATCTGGGACGGCGACTCGGCAACAGAGCTGCCGAAGATCCTGCGGGCGCTTCCGGAGGGGCCGACGCTCTTCTGGCTCGACGCCCATTTCCCCGGCGCGCATACGGGCGCCGACTATGCGGCCGAGCCCGACATCGGCCGGCGCCTGCCGCTCGAGCGCGAAGTGGCGCTCATCGCCGCGGCGCGGCCCGGCGCGCGCGACCTCATCCTGATCGACGACGCGCGCATCTATCAGCCAGGGCCGTATGGCGCGGGAGATCTCCCGCCCGACTGGCCGCCGCTCGCAGGATGCATGCGCTCGCTGGAGTTCGTGCGCGCCGCGTTCGGCGCCACGCACGGCGTCGTCGTCGATTACGCCGATCAGGGCTACGTGATGGTCGTGCCGAAGCCCAAGCTCAGGAAGGCCACCTGATGCCGATGACCGAAGACCTCGCGAGCTTCTTCGACGTGAACGAGTTCGCCTCGGTCGGGCAGTGGATCGTCGGCACGAGCACCTCGGAGGTCATCGGTCTTTTCGATTCGCCCTACGCCCGCGCCGCGCTCTCCGTTCCCGGGTTCGAATCGGCGCGGACCACGTTCACCGGCGTTGAGGCGGATTTCCCGGGCGTCGCGCACGGACAGGCGCTCTCCATCCTCGGCACAAGCTACACCATCCGCGGCATCGAGCCCGACGGCTCCGGCGTCGTGCGGCTGGTTCTGCAGGCGCCCTGACCATGGCCAACCACGTCCGTCGCCAGCTCAGGGAGGCCGTCGCGACCGCGGTCACGGGGCTCGCCACGACCGGCTCGCGCGTCTTCCAGAGCCGCGCCTGGCCGGTGCAGGCGTCCGAGCTTCCGTGTCTGCTCGTCTACACCAACTCCGAGACCGTCACGCCGGAGACGCTGGACGCGCCGGAGGGGCAGCGCCGAGAGATAGAGGTGCGCGTGGACGGCATCGCCAAGGCTGCGGCCAATCTCGACGACACGCTCGACCAGATCGGCAAGGAAGTCGAGACCGCGCTCGCCGCGGCGATCACGGTCGCCAGCAAGAGCGTGCGGCTCACCTATACCGGATGCGAGATCGAGCTCGACGCCGAGACCGAGGCCGAGTCCGGCGCCGTGCAGATGCGCTTTACGGCCGAGCTTTATACCGCGGCGGATGCTCCCGACGCGCTCATTCAGACCTGAACGTCAGAAAGGAGTCATCTCATGTCCATCATCAAGGCACAAGGGCTGCAGCTTGCCATCGCCAGCACCTTCGGCACGGCGGCCACCATGTCGGCAATCACCAACGCCTCGGAAGCCGTCGCAACGCTCGGAACCGGCCACGGCGTCATCGTCGGCGACATCATCGAGGTCACGAGCGGCTGGAAGCGGATCGACAAGATGGTGGTCCGCGCCAAGACGGTCGCCACCAACGACGTCACGCTCGAGGGCATCAACACGTCGAGCGTCACCGATTACCCGGCGGGCTCCGGCACCGGGACCGTGCGGGAGGTCACCGCATGGACCACCGTCTCCCAGCTCAAGCGCGACGTGCAGTCCGGCGGCGGCGGCTTCCAGTTCTCCGACGCGACGACCCTCGACGACGTGCGCACGCAACAGGTCCCGATCCTCGCGCAAGGCGTGCAGCTCACCTTTAACCCGTTTTGGGATCCGAGCCTCGCCTGGTTCGATATCGTCAAGGCAGCGGCGCGCGCCGGCTCGCTCTATCCGTACCGGATCACCCTCTCCTCGGGCGCGAAGATCTACGGCAACGCCTACTGGGGCTTCTCCGACGAGCCGACGGTGGTCGACGGCCTGCTGGTCGCGTCCATCACGCTCTCGGCCTCGCCGGACAGCAAGACCTACACGAGCTGATGGACACCGCCGAGCTCAAGCTGCGGTACGAAGGCGCCCGCGAGTTCGACCACTGGGTCGGCGGGCGCCGCTATCGGCTGCGCATCCCGACCCAGTCCGCCGCGCGCCAGGTGTTCAAGCGCCTGGAGGCCGCCGGCGAGCGGCTCGACATCGAGAACTTCGCGCGCGAGCTGCTGCCCGAGCACGTCATCGGCTGGGACGCTATCCCGGCCGCCTGGCTCGTGCCCGATGCGGATCCGTGCGATCCGCTGCCATGGAGCCCGACGGCCGCGCGCCTGCTCATGGCAGAAGACCAGCAGCTCGCCTCGGAGCTCGCCGGGCCGCTCTTCGAGCGCTTCCTCGCACGCCGGGACGCGCTGGAGGAGGCACGAAAAAACTCGCCGAGCGCGTCGCCTGGGACCTGAGCGGCGGCGCGCAAACCATGGCCAGCATGTTCCGGATGCCGATCGAGGAAGCCGAGCGCATGCGCCCGCCTCTGGACGCCGGCGGCGAGCTGGCTCTCGAGGTCTACAGCTTCATGGGCGGCTGGGAGCCCGAGCGCCTGCCGCTCGCGGTGGGCCTCTTCGACGTGGAAGACCCGGAGGCGCTCATCGAGCGCCTGCTCGTGATCCGCGCGGAGGTCTCGGACCACCACGCGCGGGAGATGCGCCGATGAAAGTGTCGCTCACCGGCGCAGGGCTCCTCGATCCGAACGTCCTCGCCGCATGGACGCGCGAAAAGAAGGCCGCCGTCCTCGCCGGCACGCGCAACGGCCTGAAGAAAGCCCAGCCGGTGGTCAAGGCGGCC